CTATTAAAACGTGACAAGACAAAATAGCTTCAGTTCCTATCACTGCATCATGTCCAACGTGAACGCCTTTCATAAGCCATGCCCCGTCCATTATCTCCGTTTTTATTTTTGTACCGGAATCAACCGTGACGTGACCGTGCAATACCGCACCCTCTCCAATAACCACTCCTTTACCACCATCGGGGAATGTCTTTTTGTCTTCGGGCGGTGCGCCTATGATACAATACGGACCTATATAAGCCGATTCGTGTATCTCGCAGTTTGGATAGATTATGGCTGTTGGGTGGATCATGTCTCAAGTATGTATCGATTCCCCAAATAAACGAATCCGTCCGATTTTTTCACCGCTCTCCACGTTCTCATATAATCCGCTCCAGACTGTCGGCAAATCTCTCGGATGTTATCGGTTTGGACTACTTCGACCAATTTGTGTCGTTTGATTTTGTGTAATGTCATAATCAAAACGGTAAATCTTCTGTGTCGCCTTTCGCTTGTGTCGGTTGAGCGATTGAATCCGTTTGTCCAACAATCTTAACGTTCCCGAGAATGCTTCCTTTTATCCCGTTTTGACGCTCTTCTTTGCTGACTTGTTGCGTAATCATCCCGTTGTTACCGTACTGGTCCGGTTCGTCCTCGAGGAATACTACTGCATCGAGATAAGTTCCTTTTGCGCCTTTATATAAACGCTCCTTGTCAATCTTCGTGACATCGATTTTAATTGCTACAATTTTAGCCATATTGGTTTGGTTTTAATTTTCGTAAATGTAATGATTTTATTTTGATTTTGCAACAGCTACCATGTGTGCCGACTGCATTTTTTCATATTCGGACATTTTCTCGAACGGCACTTTTTGATACCCACCTTTCACAAAAAACACATGGGCGAACCACTTATATTTCCCATCGACCGTTTCTTTTCGCGCTCCGGCCATGATAAACTCCTGACCTTTTCGATTCTTCCATATCGGCCAGTGATCAGGAAGTCCACATCGTTCAAGAAATGTATAGTGTTCTGTTCGTTTTGGTACGGGGCGTGTCATATATGTTGCAAACCTGCTACTGTTTTAATGTGTGATTCGCTTACATTGTTTTTTTTACAAATTTTTGAAATACATTCTTTTGTAATTTCTTTTGAATTAAATATTTCAGTTATTGTTTTTTCAATGGCTTCTGCTGTTTCTTTTGGACTTCTCATTTTATATTTTTTTTATTTCTCAAACACATCAAACTCTTCCACATCGTACTCGTCAATAATACGATGCACTTCGTCATAGATTAGAATCTCTCCGAAATGCTTTGTGTCGGGGTGCGTTCCTTGAGCGATGTATTCCCAATCCGCACCTTCGGGGTTCTCCATCATTATTTGCTCGGCCATTTCTTCAATCGACTTGATTCGGCATACCCGTTGCGGATATCCAGCGTCTCGGTCTGTAATCACAAAAACTTTCATTTTTTCCGATTTTTTAGGTTCCAAACAATTCGGCTCACTCCGATAAGTGCGAAAATTGCACCTATTACTCCGATCATAGTTAATGCAAATGCCATCGGGAGTGACCAAGTCTTGACTGCGGTTGAACTATACGCAAGGTACATGAATGATACTCCAGTCGTTGCGAATAGCATCATCAATGTGTTTTCTGCTTCTCTGCTCATAATAAGATGTTTTGAAGAATTGCTACTGCATAAAGAAATCCGTAAATCATCGGGACGATTAAAATCCCTCCAATTAGACCGTCTCGGTCGTTTTTCCACATTTCAAGTAGTTCTGTTTTGACTCGTTTCATGTTGACATAAATTAAGATTAGTAAACGATTATGTGGACAAAGGTAATCTTTATTTTCAAATACGCAAACATTCATCTCAATTCTTTTGCTTTTTCTTCATACCATCTCGCTTTATCCAAATCGCGGTCAATCGGTTGGTCGGGTTTCAGTCCGGCTCTCATTCGGTACTTAAACGCATTCATCTCGCAGAACGCAATAAACTTCTCCTTGCCCCATATTTTGAGCATCATTTCCCAAACTTCCATTGAGTTGGATTGGTAGTGTTTCGGTTTGATGTGGTCGGTCATACCCTTACTTTATTACATTATTCGGCTTTATTTACCCTTACTTTGTTATAATTACTCGATTGTTAGTTGCTCGTTCGGATCCGGAATATACGCACCGAACCATTCTGATGCGATTTGTTGAGCCGATGCGATAACGTCCATAAATTCGGACTTAGTCAGTTCGCTCGTGCCTTTCGTTTGCTTAACGTATGTGTCTCCCAATAACACTTCATTGAATAACGGCGTATCGGGATGGTTTTCACGAATAAGGTCGCAAAGTAAGTAGTGCGCTCCATTGTTGTCGCATAGGTGTCCAGCATCATTGAAAATCTTTTGATAAATCGGTACGACTACGCCCCACCAATACGAATTCTGACTGTTCGAGCGTTTTCGCTTTGGTCGGGATAAGGTTATTTCGAGTTCTCGGCCTTCAAAGATTTGAATCGCTTTGAAAATAGCCGATCGGTTTCGGGTCATTCGGCCGTTTTCGATTTTGGTGATGTAGGTTATCTTTTTCATTATTTATGATCTTCGCAGTAAACTGATATTTCATAATAAAATCCAGTATCGTCTTTTCGCAAGATAACAACTTCAACTGCACCACTAGTTCCTGACCAACAATCAGAATCATCCTTAACCTTACGCCAATCGTGATTATCTAAAAAATCAATTACATTAACCCTATCGTATTGTCTTGGTATTATTTGCAAATCACACCAATAAATAACTGGTTTTGATTCTGTAAAATCTGCTCTTACTTCAAATTTAACTCTCATTTTTTATCTTGGTTTTATATTTCTCAATCAAATCCCGAATCTCTGGAATGCTTAATTTATTCGGCTCGTTTTTGAGTTCCTTCAAACGCTCGAAACGTTCCGGGCCAATCCGACCCGGCAAACGTTCAGCGTATTCGATTAAATTTCCGTGAAGGTGTCTGTTGCATTCCACACATTGACCGTGTACGTTATCTTCGTGGAATCTCAAATTCGGTGTGCTTCCAACTGAATAAAAATGCCCCGCATCAAACTTGCCTCTTAACGGTTTTCCGCAACTGATGCACGGTTTATTCTCGTCTCTTTTTCGAATATACGAATTAAAAACGACTTGTAATTTTTTGAGCCAATCCTTGTGGGTCATCAATTCGATTCGCTTCTCCCGTTGCCATTTGCGTATTTTCTTGGCTTTTTTTGCCTTCTCTTGGACTTTTGCATATTCTATGGCACATGATGCCGAACAAACCTTTTGCGTTGTTTTAAACGGCTTAAAATCGTTTCCGCATATTTTGCACTTCTTTTCTTTCAAAACGGTGCTTCTCCTATTTCGTGGTTAACTTCGGGCATTTTATCCCAATTTCCTTCCAAATCTTCTTCAAATCGCATCTGATTCCCAATCCACTTATCCATAAACGTTCCCGTGTCCCCATCTCGGTTTTTAGCTATAAACGCTTCAGCCATTCCCTGACTTGGCGTTGATCCGTCCGAACAAGTTTCAAATCCGTAGTACTGCGCTCGGTATCTGAACCGAATAACATCTGCCTCCTGCTCAATCTCTCCCGATTCCCGAAGGTCCGCTAAGGTAGGAATCTTCATTCCACCTCTTGTTTCAACGCCCCGATTAAGTTGGGAGAGTAGCCAAACAGGTATCTCCAATTCCTTCGCTAAGTTCTTAAATCCTTTCGCAATGCTCCCGATTCGGTGGTTTGGGCTATCCCCACTTCCACCTGATAACCTCTGCAAATAATCCACCGCCAACCAGTCAAACTTCTTCACGTTGTATGCGCTTAGGCAATTCATTCGGATTTGATCGAAGTTAGTCGATTCGTCGATTGAAATATCCAATTGCTCTAATTCAGCTACTGCCTTATTGATTCGTTCCATTTCGTTTTCATCGACCTGACCGCGCTTAATGTGTTCGTTGTTGACCTTTGCCATCTGAACCACTAACCTTTTGGTCAATTCGACCGATGTCATTTCGCTACTGACTATCCGAACGCTTAACCCCATTCGGGCTTTTTGAACCGCTTCTTGCAACATTTCTGCGGTCTTACCCATTCCGGGACGGGCTGCGGTGATTATTAAATCTCCCGGCTTCTGTTGGAAGATACTGTTTTGCTTTGTGTTTATCGTTCGAAGTCCTGCGCTTACCTTTCCGTTGATAATATCCATCACTTTCGGTAAACTATCTCGAACGCTTATTTCGGTGCGCTTCGGGCTTAGACTGGTTATCTTTGCCATCTTCGCACCCGTTTCGCTAATTAGCGTTTCAATCGGTTCGGAATAATCCAAATCTGACAAACCCAAACTTAACTCGCGAAATTGACGTTTTTGCGCAAGGTGGTTAATTTCAAGATTCCACGTTGGAAGATTCGCACCACCTCCAGCATATTGGTCCATCATCATGATGTACTGAATCCAGTCGCTTTGATCCTGACTGATAAACTCGCCTTTTACGTTCAAATCGTTTCCGATTACCATCGCGTCAAACTGTTCGCCTTTGATTCGTCTTGACAAGATTTGCTTCGCGATTGCCTTATGCGGTTCGAAGTAAAAGCTATCAGGTCGGAAGTCGTGCAGAATCGCGTTGAGTTCATTTGGACTGAAAAGTATTGTGCTTAACACCTTCGCTTCGAGTTCTTTGTTGTTTAGGGTTATCATAATCGGTTTTTTAGGTATGGTGGAATCGGTTCGGATTGGGAGGGTTTTTCTTTTTTAAGATTTCCATTTCTGTCCTTAAACCAGTTATTTAATATCTTATTTTTCCAATTCTGAACAGGTTCTCCCTTTTTATCCTCCCATGCCATATCTTCGTAATATTCAAAAGCATCTTTTGCAAGTTGTATTGATACTCCTTTTTCCATTGCATAAGCAATAACATCTGATAACTTTGGGATTTTTCCGCGTATACTAACAACTTCTTTACTTTCTTTATCTTCTTTACTTTCTTTAGTTGTTGTTAGTTGCTTGTTAGTTGCTTGTTGCTTCTTTGTTAGTTTGCTTGTTGATTTGCCACTTGGACTAACTTTTATTTCCTGCAACTTTTCCCATTTTACAAGGGTTACCAGTTGATAACGGTTTGTTGTTTTTCTTGTTACCTCGTTTGACAATTCCAATTTTTTCATGGCAGTTCGGCAACTTTGAACGCTTAAACCAATACCCTTACTTAATCCGTCCCAACTCATAACAATTTGACCTGGTTTGATAACGATACCCTTCCACTTCTTTTCCTCGTAGTTCACTTTGCACAACAAATAAATCAGAAGCCGGGATGCATTATGATCGTCCCACCACTCCCAATCTATTAAATTCCTGTAAAGTTTTATCCAACCGTTATCCATTTCGTGTAAAATTAAAAATCCCCTATCGAATTTGGGGCAGTCAGAGAAAACCAAAAACAATAGGGGATTAAAACAATGTCGTAAGCCTCTGACCGCATTACGAATACAAATATAACCCTTTCCAATTAAAAACCAAAAAAAACCGACCCAAATCGGATCGGTTCTTTGTCAAAGGTATTGGAATATGTGTTTAATCACTTCGACCGTCCAACCGTTTCCGAGCATTTTGTATTGTTGCGTATCGGACACGATCCATTCGTACCAGTCTGGTATGGTTTGAAGTCGAGCGCATTCGGTTGGGGTTAGTCTGCGGAGTTTGAAGTCTTTTGTGTACTGCATAAAATCGGTTTTTTTAGCCATCAAACAGTTCGACTTGTCAGTCATTTTTCGCCCTCGTCTCGTTTTTGATTTAGGGTGTTCCATATCTACACATTCTCCCGGATTCACTTCGATATATCCAGCTGATGTTGCTTCGGGAATACGCATAGCTACGCAAACAACATCATCCTTGCCTTTACCTCCTACCTTTAATGCATTCATTTTATCGTTACCTTCTGGTAAAGCTGCACCAAACCCCCATCCATTCTCTTCGGCTCGTTTCTTATGGTTTAACAGACCTTCTACTGCCTTATCACTCAAGTAATACTTATCGTCTAGCTCATCTTCCAAAACGTCTTTCAATAATATCCCTCTATCTTTGGGTTGTGGGATATCCGTCCATTTCTCTGCAAACAATCCAGTTTCTTTTGTCCGTATATCCGTCCAGTACCATCTGTCTCGATTCTGTGCCGAAACAAGATTAGAGTTGATACGAACGGGAAAAACTCCGAGATATTCGCTGATAACTCGCAAATACTCCTTTTTCATATTTACGTTCTCCAATAAAAACTTTGCATTTGGATTGATTGCCTTCACCTCTTGGACCAACCGAACAAACTCAAAAAACAACGCACTTCTCGGGTCGTTAAAGTTCAATTGCTTCCCAGCAAAGCTAAAACCCTGACAAGGAGAACCGCCAATGATTAAATCAATTCGCTCCAAATCCGATGCCTTTACGTCCGTGACCGAACCAATCTGAATTGTATTTGGGAAGTTGTGCAAGGTATTTTTAATGGCGTGTTTGTCGATTTCACACGCATAATACTTTTCGACTTTTATTCCAAGTTCTTTGAGTGCAATCTGTCCGCAGCTCATACCGTCAAATAGTGATAATACATTCATAATCATAAATTTAAGAAAAAACCCCGAACCGCTTTGATTCGGGGCGTGTCAATTGCCATCCATAACGGTTATGAAACGCCTCTACACGCACCCCACCCGACTTAATCTACTCCTGGAGACTGGATAGCCCTACCCTTACCGCGACAACGGCAAACGTTCTAATGTGGGGTTTTTAATGTCAATATCTCCTCGCATTCAGCAATACATCTTCGCTCCCATTCCGTGCCGTATTGTTTTGCGCTTGGGATGGTGCTTCTCGAATATCCGACCATGACCCGATCCCTTTTGACGTAGGCCGAAATAACCGTATCAGAATGTTCGGTTAGTTCCGATGCGAGATACATGAATATCTGCCGAGCAAATGATACCTTGTGGTGCCGGTCACGGCTTTTCATTGCTTCTTTCTCCACGTCACAAATCGAAGCGACTACATCGAAAATATTCTTAATGGTCACCTTCTTTTGATCAATACTGATGCCCATTATTTCCTTGATTCGATGCGATTCAATTTGCTCCCTTTCGAGATACTTCTCTTTCACTTCTGGAGCGATACGCATTGCCCCCGATTCAAGTTCGTTGAATAGTTGTTCGATTAGGGTCATAGCGATCGGTTATGTTCGTTAATCAATCCGTTTATGGTATGGATTAAGTCCATAACCTTCTTGACTTGCTCGACTTCTTCTGGATGGATGTCGATGTCCTCCAACGTGAATTTAACCTCACCGCCCGAAATGATTGCAGTCAAATCGTCTGTGTGGGCTTGGATTCGGTTGCTGAACCCAGCTGAAATGTTTACTTCTTGGATTTTCATAATAAAGAATTTAGATAGTTGCGACATTCCTCGACACGATTCTGTAATTCTTGGATGTCGTATTGGTTATAAATAATGTCAAACACTTTCACTCGGTACTTGGTATCAACGTTCTCGTAGCTGATCTGATTCGCCCCATACAAGTCCGTTGGCGTGTCCATCAAAACGTAAACGAGTTGGGCTTTTTTAAGGCCCGTCAGGTGCATATAAACCTGAAGTTGATAGTAGTAGTCCTTATTTGGGATTTCCGTGTCGAATAAAGGAAAGGTGAAGCAGTCCCACGGGGATTTAATATCGATAACCGTATCGCCCAGAATCACATCGGGCGTTCCCGTGAAGTATTCGTCTTCGAAGTTCCTCTCGTTCTTTTCGGGCATAAACCAACCGAGATGATCCCCAGCCAATTCGATGGCATCTTCTTCGACTTCGATTCCCTTTGTAAGGTATTTCGATTCGATTTCCTTACGTTGCCCGTAGATTGATTCCTTTAACCACTCTTGAAGGTAACTCTGTGTGGTCTTAGATAACTCCCCTTTCTTACGCGAATTGGTCATTATCTTTCCAGCTTGTGATGCTCTTATCTTAAACATTGGTCAAAGTTTTTAGGTTAGCACTTGAAATGGTGTATTTCTTCTGAATCGCTTCGACCTTGCCACCACCTTGAACGAACTGGACCGCTTTGTCCCATTGCGGAGTGTTTGGTTTCAGTTCGGGTTTTTTCTTAGGCGATTTAATTCGAAGCGCGTCAACTGTTTGTCCGAACGCGCGGACTTGTTCTACTGTTATTCCGATTTCAACACCCGTCCAATCCTCAATGAATGGACTTCCACAAAGTCGTTCGATTGCCTTTGAGTTGGTTACGTTGAGTATCATCGGCTTGTTTCCTTTCAGATACGCTACGGAACAGACTTCTTTTTTTCCGTCCGACCCCGTGACTTCTTCTGATACGACTTTGGTAATTGTCGCATTGATGGTGGGATTAGTCGTTTCGCCATCGAGTAGGTCGTGCGAACCGAGATAATGCGGATTGTGTAATTTTTTCCAGTGTGTTTTCATTGTATTAGAATTAAATTATTACTCCGACAAAGTACGTGAATAGTTTTCACATATGCAAACAACAAGAAAAATTTTTTACAATTATTTTCGGTCGGGTAGGTATCGCATAAGTAGAAGAAGTCCAGCCAACACGGCCAATGCGTATATTATCCGTTCCAAATTTGCCCAAAACGGTTCTTCTTTGGTTCGATAAATTACTTTCTCAACAGGCACGGTTCTATATAAGGTGTCTCCAGGACATTCCACTTCGTACCGAATCCATTCGCCTCGAACGTATATTTGACCTCTAACGCCATTTGTATCGACTGGTATGGTGACGTTCAGACTGCACGGCTTTAACTGCGGTAATCGCACCGAATCGGTTGCAAACTGGCCTTGTGTTATTATGGTGTCGTGAATCGTGTCCGTTTCAATAATTGTCGGGTCTTTCAAAATTGCACGGGTCAAGTGCCATTCTGCGGAACAACTGCACAAGAATAGTGCAAATATGATGATGAATCGAATCATAAGCGCAAAGATACGGATTCAATCCGAACCGAATCAATTCCCCATATCTTAATCGTGTCGAGTTGGAAGTACATAAACCCACTTCCAAAGTTTTCGGCTTCGATATTGTAGAATCCGCTTCTGTCCGTCACGATGTAGATTGTGTCATTCGTGTTGATTTGAAGATAATCGCACGTCATTCGAACATATCCCGAATCGCAAAATAACCGAACTTGTGTTGGCTCGTTTGTTCCGATCGCAGCACCAGCCACTTCGAAGTAACTCGTCATGTGCCAATCTTGTGATGGGCATCGTCTCGGTTTCCACACGAACTCATCGCCTCCAATCTCGTCCGTTGTGTGTAGGACGCTTGGCGTTTCGGGCTGATTGGGTTCGACTGGTTCAATGTGGGTGCATGAAAAAAGTCCGAGTAGAATGATTAAGTACCGCATGATTTTTTTATATTTGCAATAAATATACTAAAAATTATGATAAACCAAGACCTTGTCAATTTTATTGCGGACAAATGGGAGTTTGCGCGTAAGTTCAAAGAATTTGCCTCTGAATGGGAGAAGTTACCAACCTATTCGGCTCGAATTTCGTTTAATCGGGGCAGTCACACCGAGTTTTTTCGGTTGGAGATTGATAACGATGATTCCAATACAGTTATTAAAGGAACGAGAAAAGCATTTTTGGGGCTTGTAGAGTAATCCTAAAACAAATGCGTAAACCGAGCGACTTGCCCAAATTCAGGATGGTGCAGAAACCCTTCAATCGCTTTCGGTGCGTGTTGATACCCAGCTTTGTGATGCCAATAATCTGCACCCGATGGGCTTCGTAACGATTCAACCGTAACTCCTGGATAATCTTTAGAATTCTTGTGATGGACGTGGTGCGTGTAAATGTATCGATGTTTGCACTTCGACCAGTCCTCGCTCTCATTCGCTGCAAGTAGTGGTAAATCGGATTGTTTCGCTCCATCTCCGTGCGTAGTTCCGATTAAGTTTACCCCGTAGGTGTAGTATTTCCGATGCTTTAAGTCCACGTCAAATGTCATGTTTGGATGGTTACGGAAGTAAGTATGAATCACATCGGACAATAATAGCCCTTGCACAAAATCATGGTTGCTCGGATTGAAACAGTAATGCACTGGAGCGTAATTAAGCAATAACTCGATAACTCGAATATAAAGATCTTTCGCATCCATGAAGTTATCGTACCACATCCCGTCCGTATCTTGGGGCGTTCCGTTCGTTGTTGTTCGTTTCGTGTTATCGGTGTGAATAATGTCGTTTCCTGCCACGAATAGTATTTGGTCTATCTCATACCCTCGCGCCTTTCGAAGTACGCCCAAAACGCCTTCAATCACTCTTTTAATTGCTATGTCCGAATTGTATCGATCTCCCGTTCCAAACTCTGTTGCTAACTTTCCAATATGAACGTCTGCTGGATCAATTACGAGTAAGTGCGGATCGGTATTGACGGGATGCTCTATTTTCGGGAATATAGGCGAATAGTTCGATAGTTCTTCGATTAAATCCTTTCGCAAATCCTCGTAACTGACCTTTTCGGGTTTAATAGCTGCGGAAATGTGTTTGGACTTATGCCAATAAAAACTGACCGAATCCGCATCGAATCCTTTCTTTTCGGCTTCTTCGTAAAGTGCCGTGTGTTGGTTTTTTCGTTTTAGATTGTAATATTGCTTTCGGACACTTTGCGTGTGACAACCGTATTTCTTTGATAGTCTTCGAGCGTAACCCATAACGGATTCACGCGGCTTCATCGGGTTGTCTTGCATTATTTTTAGTACGTCCATATAACTTGGTTTGGTTTGGTATCGTCCAAATCGAGATGGATAAAGGTCTTACCCACTCCTATTCGGTTTATCTTATGCTCTATCGCCCAATTTATCACGAACCACCTCATCTCGGACGAACTGATATGAATATCCACCGCACAATAACACGGTGCGGAATGGCTCGAACCGTCCACGCCTCCCACTCGTCTGTTGTGCGCCCGTGTTCGGACGGCTGAATTGATTCGGATAGGTTGCCCCCAATCGTGTCGTAGCGTGTCTAATTTAGCGCGAAGTGTAGAGTCAAAGTATTGGTAGGATTGAGCGTTGTCGGGTGATGCAAACTCGGAATCATTGAAGTAAGTGTCACCGATAAGGAACGAACCGCCTACGATTGCTCCCGTTGCTGCTGCACCGCCTATGATTCGCTTTAGATTCATGCCTCGACTTTTGCCAAACGCTCCTTAATTTCTCCAAGCGTGGATTGAATGTCTCCGAGCAGTCCGAATATCTTATCCGTTGTCGCATCGTGACGGTGCTGGTTTTCTTTGATATTGGTTATCTCCCATTCGCACTTGTCAACTCTTTGATCGAGCGCGTTCACATTCTTAACCAATTCTTCAAGCGTTTGCTTTCGGTCTGATTCGGATCGCTTTAACTTGTCCCAAAGGTATCCGACAAATCCAGTTAGTGCTGCACCGCCTATAATGGTGATAATTGTTTCTGAACTCATTTGATGCTATATTTTATCGTCATGTTCGGAGTTTCGTTACCGCCAAAATACGGTGTATTCCACTCGAATTTGTAAACTTTTCTGAAATCGACCGTTATGGGCTTACCCGGAACGACCCGACCCAACACCCGAAACTGAATCTTATAGTCCACCTCGTGCATCTCTGCGATTGAGATGTTTCCGTTTCCGTCTGGTTTCCACGCAAGTCGAAGCGACCGTTTGCGTGGGTTTAAGTACTGTGACGTTCCGAGAATTTTATTGTAGGCATTCTTCGAAGCGGATAGGCACGACTTGTCAAAGGTCAAGGTGTATTGGTCCTGCTTCGATTTGCTCCACAATAATCGAAGTACATTGATCCGACTGCTCAACGTTGCCCAGTGTCGGTTCTTTCGGTGCGTTACGGTCATATCTCCTCACTTGGTTCAGGGAAGTATTCAGGATGTAATTCCTTACACTTCTCCGTCCATTCTGCTATTGCGCTACTCGATCCGAAAACGTGAACGCCTACGGGCTTACACCATACCATTTGATTGTCCCAACTCGGATCGGGTTCTCCATCCCATAATACGTCAATGTGGTAGGTTGAACTCATAACGGGAGGTGTTACCTCGTTGCCTTCCTCGTCATACGTTCCCTTTTGCTCTACCAAGTGTCCGAGATGGACTATGGCGTGTCCGTGAATAGGGTTGCCTTCCTCATCGTGTGGCAAAGCGTTTATTTTTGTCGTGGCTGCTCCCTTGCTGCCAAAACTGTATTTTCTAAAAATTATCATGACGTTAAGTTTTCTAATTGAGTATCGTTTAATGCCGTTGGGAATACGTTTAGTTGTTTTACGTTGCCGTAGAATGGGGCAACATTCGGAGCATCAAAACCAAACCTAGTCAAAACCCCGTCGGAAAAAGTCGAGCCACTTAAATCAGATAAAACCTCTACGCCATTAACCCAAAGAGCAAAATCATTAGCCGCATACTTTAGTGCTATTTTAATCGTAGTGTTATCAATCCAATTACTTGCCGTGTTGTCAAACTGAGCCACACCTCCAACATTTACAATAGCTCTGATCGGTGTTGCGCTTGAGTTTTTACCTATGTAAACTCTATTATTCGTAGTCCCGTCCGACAAGGTTATCCCAAATCCACTACCATCAGCATCAAACACACTCCCCTCAAAATAAAGCGTCCCCTCACTATCTCCCAACAAATCAGCCACCCCCGTCAATTCGCACGAATCCGCATTGCGTGTAACTGCTGCGGAATTGGTTGGGATGTAGGAGGTGGGGTATGAACCTGCTTCGAGTTGTGCGCCCCAAACGTAAATAGATTTACCATTTGCATCTGCTGTACTTGCAAAAGCGTTCTGCGTATAGCTACCAGCTGCGTAAAGTCTAATCGTGCCAGTTAAATCAGGTCCAGAAATAGTTGTTGTAAGTGTGCATAAATACCAACCGTTATTATATGGCGTGATTGTAGCGTCTGCGTTGTCGGTTATTTCAGAATCTAAATCATAAAAAGCTGTTTTGTCGCCCGACGAAAAACCACTGAATAGAATTGAAGCAAATCTGTGATTATTCTTTTTAACAAAAAACGAAAGGGTATATGTTCCTGCGCTTAAGGTTACAATTTGAAGAAGTCTAATGGTCAAATCGCTACCATTTCCAGTTAAAGTATCAGCATTAGAAGTGCCATCGGGAGACGTGGTTGAATCGGCTGAAATTGTAGCACCTGTTTTTGACCAAGCCGCATTACTAAAATCCTCACTATAAGTAGCCAAATTAGTCCGCTGCGGTTCGAGCAACAAACTCGGACAACCCCCTTCGGAATAGTCGATTCGGGGCAAGTCCTCTAAAACCCCTGCTTTACCCGTTGTGGAAGTGGATTGGATGTATTCCGTTGCGACTGAGCCGACTTCGAGTTGTGCGCCCCAGATGTATATGCCATTTCCTGACGTTGTTGATGATGCGCCATCTGCCACGTCAGTACTTGAAACTTTAATTAAATTGTTTAACGTGGTTGTAGTGGTGGTAAAAATAATAGAACATCTATACCAACCGTCTCCGTAATTTTCAATAGTAGCAGACCCAGTTCCATTGCTGTTTCCTAAAGTTCCAGTTGATAAATTAAATACTTGATCATAACTTGGAGTAGATGCTCTTAAAACTAAATACTGATACTCTGAGGATTTTGCGAAAACACTTAAAACATAAGATGTGCCGCTTGAAACTGAAAAACTTTTTACCACATAATTATCAAGCACGTCGGTTTCAGCGTTAAGTTTGTCAGCAGTCAACGTACCGTCAGGTGCAGATATGCTATCAGATACAATTGCACTCCGTGTTTTTGTCCAATAAGCATCATCAAACTCCTCGCTATACAACAATAAATTCTCTCGACCCTTCTCAATCAGACCGTTCTCATTTACCCTCGTAGCGGCTAAATTACTGCCTCTCGAAAACGTAAAATCCCCACCTCCATCGGTCGGCTTTACCGAATATAACTTACTGTCCTTTGCTCCGTCTGGAATCAATACCAAACTTGCGTCATCGAATAAACTCATAATGATTTCAAATTATTGATGGCCGTATCTGTGCAACCCGTTGTTGAATATAACGTTCCACCGTCTTGTTCTACTCTATATTGATACTCCCCGAAAGGATATGTTTTGCTGTATGTGTTTGAGGAAGATCCGATTCCTAATCCTATTGATATTTTCATAACGATTTTAAGTTATTTATTTCGGCTTCTGTGCATGATTGCGAAGAATATAATGTGCCACTATCAGTCTCTACTCGATATTTGTACTGCGCGTAATTCTCATCATCGTTTGGTCCAGTGGTTTGATAAGTAATTGCAAATTCTATAACTGAACCCGTTTGCAATTCATTAGCTACGGTCGAACTTGCCTCGTCACTAATTGTTAACAGTGTATCTAACCCGTCATTTTCTAAGTTTCCATAAAAGAAATCTTGTCCACTTACCGAATTACTTATAACAACAACGTAATGTCCCGAAGAAATCTCAGCAAAATACGGAAGTCCAGATACGTTTAATGATAAAGATGGACTTGATGCCGATGCGATTGGTATTCGAGCGGAAACAGTTGCTATTTGTCCATTTTTGACCGCTTTAGTTGTTGTGGTCCCTAACGTAACCGATCCACTCCCAACATTTACTATGGGTGTCCATCCGTCATTGTTGACGGAATTGAAGTTGATGTCTAATTCATAACCACTTGCGCTCGTGCTTATTTCGGGAGTGTTTCCGACAAACTGAACCGTATTAGTTTCTCCCGTTCCAGTCGCTTCAGATATTGCAAACCCCGTGTCTGCGTAATAGAATAAGTATTGACTTTCAACTTGTGACCCCGTCCACCTTAAAAATTTGTTTATGCCTAACGTCCCTACATCTGGCAAATTCTCAAAGTCAACCGCACCAATCTCATCGGTTAGCTTCTTAATCAAATCGAGTTGGTTGATTGCGACAAAGTCACCCTCTTGAATCTCAAACTCTGTCGTTGCGCTCGATACGCTTATTGTTGTATCACCGCTTGTCACGTCCGCAGTAACCGTGAACGATTGGCTTTGCCCCGTACTTGCGCTGATGACCGTTATCTCATCTCCGCTATTAACGATGGCACTCTGTGCGTAATCCTCGATGTCAATTCCCGTTATTACAGTCCCTTGTGCAATTCCGCTCGATACGCCCGTAATTGAACCGCTTTGAAGAACCCCAGCCACTTGACCAGCCAACTCGTCCACGTTCGATACCGTGCTACCCACGTTAAGCGTTCCGGGAATCCCCAATACGTCCTCGACCGAAGTGAACCCAGTCAAACTCGATGTCGATGGTACTTCCAACCATTCACCACTCCAACGGTCTAAATTCGCCACGAACTGACCGCCCATAAAGACGTATTTGTCCGAGTTGTATGCGATGGAGTTATTCGCGTTGATTGTGCCTTGTATCGTAAAGTTCTGACGGCTTCGGGTTGTGTTTCTTAAATCCAATAATTCCCGACTGCCGAGAACATTGAATTTGTACGTTCCTGATAATGCGCCCTGATCCCATCCTGCTCCTGGAATAGTCCAAACCGAACCGTCATAAACATTGATTGCGCTTAACTCAACCGAACTGCGGAAAACTGTTCCAATGAGAATATCTCCGTAGTTGTAGGTTTCGATTGCAGTACTTGTCGAATCGGACACGGTGAATTCAATCTCATTGCTCGGTTGCTCTGAACCACCATTGAGTTGAATCGTGCTGAATCCGGTCGTGTACCACATCAATAAATCACCGGAGTAAGTCGGGTCGTATTGGTTGTCCGATACGCTTATAAAATTCAATGCCGGAACAGAATAAACACTGCTCGTGTTTGCACTTGAATAAAGTTGTGAGGCAACTGGGAATTGAATGCGTATTTCTTGAACGTTATAATCATCGTTCGTAAATACAGGCGTTTCAAATTCCACTATCTTCTCAACCGTCACGAATTGGCCGTCACTTATTGGTCCAGTAAGTTCCATCGATATGAACCAAAAATCTGAACTTGAATCCCATGTAGCAGTGTTAACGTCCGCGAATAATGATTTTTGAAGATATATCGTATCGGTCGGACCTTGCAGTTTTATCGTCATCGCAAGTGCCACATAATTACCTTGCAAGTTGTATGGCGATCCAGTTCGATTGAATATCGTTAATTGTATAGGGATGCGAATCTTTAACGTTTTCGCGTCATTTGATCCAATCGATAACGGAAGACTTTCCGGATTGAAATCCGTTAATGTTTCGTAATTTATCTGTTGTTGCAGAATGTTATCATAGGTGTTATGCACACCCGTCTTTGTAACGCTTTTGAGTGCCTTTTGCCATGACCTTGACCCACCAGCCAACCGAATCACGTTGGTTTGGTCAATTGTTCGCGTGTTGTTCTCACTCGCAACCGTTCCCGAAGTGCTTCCGTCCACCGTCAAATCCCACTCTCTGCGAAGCGTGTTGATGTGTGTCGCGCTCTGTTCGACTAAAAACTGTCCGTTGGTCAATATGATACGCGCATTCCATGCCTTCAAGATAATCTCAAGCACCTCGTAGCAACTTATCGGCTCGTAACCTATATCCGCTTCCGTGTTCTCTTGTTTGAATAGGAATCGTCTCAACCCACTCGTGAACATCGGGCAGTTGTTGAGCGATGCCATGTCGGAGTGATACCAATCGACTGCATACTTTACGGGCGTATCTGAACCGCTAAAAAACGTACTATACGCACCTATCTCGCTTAAACATTCTGCGATAATCTCCGTGAAACGTCCTCTGTTAATCGGAATCCCGTCTGATACATTTCCGCTCGGTTGATATTGAATGTCTTTGAGTAAAGCCAATCCATCGACTGCAGTTATCTTGACCTGACTTGGCCATGTGTCGGGCTCTCGAATTAAACTGGTTTGAATCTGTCCGAACCAATAAAGGTCGCTATCTTCGTAGATACGCACAAAGAAACGGCCGTCATTTGCACCGCCTATGTCCTCGATAAGGGTTTGCATGGTCGTATCGTTCTGACCAATAATCGGTGTGAACGCTACCTTGCTACCTTTGATAATGTCCAAATAACCATCGTTCGGGCTCTCATAGTTTAGAGTATAGCCATCACCACGAACTTCGAATGTCGTTGCCGTTCCGGAAAAGTCCTCGTCCCAAATCTCTATCTTCCAATTTCGACCGAGTAAACTCTTAAACTCGCTATATGCCCGAACTCCTGCCATTATCTTACTAAGCTATTGTCTTGAATTGCTCTATCTTGAACCAATCTGATCACGTCCCCATCCAATAC